CTATGGCTTTGGTTTCTCGCCCTGCTGGGGTTTCCCTGAAACCCATTCACATAACATATTGAGCAGCATTAGCCGCACCTGAAACGGGGAATGTGTAAACACGCTCATACACCTCTTAAATTCATTCATATAACCCTCCTGTCTAATTCTGCGGCCCTTACTTCCGTTCAAGGCTGACTGCATTACATACAGATATAGCACAGGCTATATTGTAAAGCATTAACTATCTATGAAAAACAATGATTTATAATGTTATCAATGAGTTAATGAAAGTAATATTCGTCAGTATTAGGCAGTGTTTCTAAGCTGGCGCGACAATTTTGCGACATTTCAGGGGGTTGAGACGTGATGCTTCTTCCAGGTGGCTTGGGGCAAAATGCGCATAGCGCATAGTCATTGTGATATCTGCATGCCCGAGGATTTTTTGAAGAACAAGAATGTTACCGCCATTCATCATAAAGTGGCTGGCAAAGGTGTGCCGTAATACGTGGGTTAACTGCCCAGCAGGTAATTCAATGCCAGCTCGCTCCAGCGCTGAGCGGAAAGCGTTGTAACAGGAATTCGGGAATAACGCGCCGTTCTTATCTGGTATCTCTGCCAGTAATTCGGCGTCCAGTGGGATTGTTCTGTTTCGCTTGCCTTTGGTTTTTATGAATGTGACTTTGCCGGCGGCGATCTGAGAACGCTTAAGAGATTCCGCTTCATTCCATCGTGCGCCAGTAGCCAGACATAGTTTTACAACCAACTCAAGGTAATCGACTCTGCTACGACGGCACTCAAGCAATAGCTGATCTATTTCCTCAAGGGTGAGAAAAGCCATCTCAGTTTCGTCTGTACGATATTGCCTGACGTTTTCCAATGGATTGGGTGCTGACCATTCACCTATACGCTTCAGCTCATTGAACATAGCTAGGAAGTAAGCATGTTCTAGGTTCATCGTTTTTGGGGAAACTTTTAACACACGTTTTGTTCTGGAAAATTGGCCATCTAATCTTTTAGCCCGGTATGCGGTGAAAAGCTGAGCATTAAATTCTGATGCCTGCGGAAAGCCCATACACTCCGCCGCCCAGCTCATTGCCTCTTTACGTTTTAAACCATTACGCAATGCTACGCCGTGGCGCTCATGCCACATGTTTATCAGGTCGATTAGCTTGCGTTGATCTTTGCCTTCGCCCAGCCAGGGGGATTGCTCGATTTGTTGCAGTGTGTAGTTTTCGAAAGCAAGCGCTTCTCCTTTGGTGGAGAACTTCTTGCGGATACGCTTGCCCCGTTTTCCATTACTACGGTCTGTCGTGTAGAAATCGGCAATCCACATGCCATCTGAAAGCTTTCTTACAGGCATTTCAAAACCTAATTTATTGTCAAAACCACACGGCCAATAACCGTGATGTCGTCAATACCACAATCGAAAGCCATACCTACGCCGCTGACGCGAACTTTTTTAACAGGAATTCGGGTGAGCGTGCGGATGCTTGTTTTTCCTTCAACTTCTACAAGCCATTCATCGTCATAGACTTCAGCAAAATGCTGATCAATTACGTATTGAGCATTTCCTTCAATCACGCAGATTGGGTTCTGAGGTAAAGGCTTGCCTGGCAAAAATGTCACCTTATCCAACATAAGCATGCCTGCATCATAGAGCTGGCCGTCAACTATTTTCCGACGCGGGATTTTGAGAATATCTAACTCCTCATCATCAAACTTACGACCTTGGCCGGTTGCAAGCCATTCGAGATTTACACCAGTTTCAGCCATGCATTTGATCATGATGTCGGCAGGAAGCCCGCCACGTTTATAGCGTGAAGACAATGAACTTGCTGCAATGTCTAGCAGTTCAGCAAGTTGCATCTTTTGTGTGAAGCCATATGCCTCAATGACTCTATCCAGCACTGGCGCGCTGTCAGTATCAGGGTCAATTCGGAATCGTGCCATTTTGTATTCAAGTAGCTTAGAAATTATCTAATTAACGTTGACACTTAGATATTATCTAACTAATCTTGCTCCGTAGTTTGAATGTTGCCTTATAAAAACCTGTATTGCCGTACAGATTAACTAACGGAGTTTGCCTTATGCGCCCCAACATTACAATCATCATACCTGAGCCTTACTTGCCCCTAGATGAGTACTGCCGTCGCACCGGTACCAACAAAGAAACCGCCAGAAACCTAATCGAGTATGGGAAATTACCCATTAAGCCAAAAGGTAAACAAAAGAAAGGCTTGGTTGAAGTCAACATGGCCGCACTTACCGTTATGGCTTTAAGTGAATGTGAAATTTCGCTTAACGCGTAATTAATCGTATCAATTAGGGTGGTGCAAACAATGTTTGATTATCTGACCTCCAAACATTCCCATTTTGATGCAGCTTGCCGAGCATTTGCGCAAGCTAACAACCTGGAAGAAATTGCGCTGGCTTTGGCTATGCGCCCCCAGGTTCTGCGTAACAAGCTAAACCCAGACCAGCCGCATCGTATGACTGTGGACGAATTACTGGCCATCACTGATTTTACTGAAGATGCCCGCTTGTTGGATGGTGTGTTGGCACAGATTAACTGTCTGCCTTCAGTACCAGTAAACAACGCCACAGAAAATAGCATGCAGGTATGTGCACTCACGGCCACCGCAAGTATGGGCGCGATTGCTGGGGAAGCTGTATCAGCGGAGAAAATGACCGCCTTGCGTAAAAACGCGATTCTTGATCGGGCAAACGACGCAATCAGAAATCTTTCGATGCTGGTTTATTCCGTTGAAGCCCGTTTTCAATCCGCACCCGTGCTGGCCGCTGCCGTCGATCTTGTGACAAGCAACGCCGCTGGCCTGATGTGAGGGGAAACCATGCACAACAAACCTTTTGTTACCTACCTGAAAAACCAGTCACCAACACCGCAGCTAAATACTCACGGTCATGGCTGGATTGAGTTGCCGAACGGCCAATTATGGAACCCGGCAACAAAATTCAAATTCAACGCCAGCAGGACGGCACAGCGATCATCGATATGGTGTATGGCCTGGTGGATTTGGGGGGGTAAGTGAATAAGTCGATTACTTACATATTTCAGCATAAAGGAGAGAAATTCGTTCTGGATGAAAGTGAAATTGCTTTTTGCTTTCCGTCTGTCATTGGCGATGGAAGTTATTTTTTTACGTTGAAAGACGGCCAGAGGTTCAGGGGTGAGCAAGTTAAAGAACTTACTCGCCCAGAACAATCACCTTTGGCTTTATGTAGTTAACAAGTTCTTACGCTTGGGAAGCATCAATCAATTTCTGAATTTTATGGAAGTAATCTTGCTGCTTAGTTGTGCTGTAACATTTTTTAGTTACTGCATTTCGCAGCGCGACAGTGAATTTCTCTATTTGGTCTCCCTCGGGTGTGTAGAGGCGAGCAATCAGGCCAGTAATGACAATTCGCTGAATATTCAGTTCTTCATGAAGTTGATGAATGGTGTTTTCAAGATCTTTAATTCGTTCTCTTTCTACATCGTTGAGCATTTTATTTTCCGGTGTGTAGTGGTGAATCTGAGATAGCCAATTATGCAATTTTTAGTGGGCAAGACAAATGGCAACTGTTGCAGGAACAACAACCTAGTGTGGAGGTATGCACTATGAAAGATCATAACCACTGGCTTGCCGTGTGCCGCCAGTTAATTACCGAACATCATAGCAAAGCGCGTAAAGCGTGGGAGGGTATGAACCAACGCCAGCGCGGTGTAATTCTTCATTCTGCCGGGTTGAGTGCGCGTTTCTGCCCATACGACTGGAAAGATTTTAATAACCGCGAGCTAAGGCAGCTAAAGCGAGGAATACAGCGTTTACGAGCGCTTGCCAATGCTTTTGGAGCGATAACTGATCTGGATTTTGTCCAACCAGTTTTGCCGGTGGTTGTAGCTGAAACAAGTAAGCCAGAGTATGCCTCTGTAGTTATTCAGGCTGTATTGGAAGCCCGCAATAAACTTAAAACCGACGCTATTACGCGTAATCACTGAGGGACTAAACATGAAAGCGATAGCTGTAGAAAGGGAAGGATTATTGGCAGATATGCGCGATTGGGGCGTTGCAACGAATTACGTGCATAAATTTTTGGCCAAAAACAATGACAATGGCCGCATTGTTGAACTTACAGCATTCCAGTTTAATGATACGCAACATCTAAATAATCCGCATCAATGGTTGGCTGCTTATGCTGCTTTCTGGAGTCGTGTTTATCGTGAGTCTGAAATGTCCGCAGACCAGGCGCAAGCGCTGGGCGCAATTCAGTCATTGAATGTCGTGGCTGGCATGTTAGGGCAAAGCCAGTTCGTACTGATGTTACATCGTTGGTGGGACATGAGTTTTCCTGTCCATCAACTGCCAGCGCTTAATGTCCGATTTACACCAGAACCGGCACCCGCCGCGATCCACTAACCACTAATAACATCCCAAAACCCTACGGCCTCAATTCGGTGGTCGGGGTTTCGTCTTGCCTAAATTTGGAGATTTACGCATGAAAATGATTCGCCAGGACATACCTACAGCTCAAGGAGCTGGTTTGCCTCAGTTGCTGAAGCAAGCTACCAACGACGGCAAAAAAGCCGCTGCTGATCTTTGTTCAACTCGCCTAGATAAGTTGGCGACCCATGCAGCTAATTACGGCCTGAGTGCTCATGAAATCATTGAGCTAATCCGCCAGGAGTCTGAAAACCTGAGCAGTAAAGGTGGTGCATCATGGCAGTGAAAACCCCATTGAAATGGGTAGGTAGCAAAGCCCGTCTTATGCCGCAGCTGCTTCCCCATTTACCGAATGGTAACCGCCTGGTTGAGCCGTTCGCTGGTTCCTGTGCCGTTATGATGAATACGGATTATGACGAGTATCTGATTGCCGACGTTAACCCAGATTTGATTCATCTGTATCAGTGTATTCAACTGGATGAAGAGCAGTTTATTCAGGACGCCAAACCCTTCTTTGAATCTTCAAACGAGGAGTGTCTTTACTACCACCTCCGTTCAAGTTTCAACATAGAACCGGAGTGGCAGTGGCGCGCAGCGATGTTCCTCTACCTTAATCGTCACTGTTATGGTGGTATTTGCCGCTACAACCAGCGCGGGCATTTCAACGTGCCTTATGGCCGTTATAAAAAGCCATATTTCCCTGAAGCGGAGATCCGTGCTTTTGCAGAGAAGGCAAAGCGGGCTACGTTCATCTGCGCCAGCTTTGAAGAAACCCTGCAAATGGTACGTACCGGTGATGTTGTATATTGCGACCCTCCGTACATCCCGGTAAACCCAACAGCGAACTTTACCCAATACCACACTGACGGTTTCACGCAGGATGATCAGTTTCGTCTGGCAAGTTTGCTACAGCAGCTACCTACGGGCGCTTCTGTTATTGCTTCAAACAGTGATACCCACGAAGCGCACAACCTTTATTCCCGTTTCACGCGGCACACACTAAAAGCCCCACGCAGTATTGGCGCAGCTAAGGGCGGGGAATCTTCCGTTGGTGAATTGCTTGCCGTGTCTGGTGGTGCAGCATGATGATTCTTGTGGATGAGCGTTGCTTCGCTGACAGCACGATAAATATCGTTTCTGTTTCTGGTGGAAAAGACAGCCTTGCTGATTGGTTGTTAGCAATCGAATACGATGTTGTACCCATGCCTGTGCTTGCTGATACTGGGCATGAGCATCCCCAGACGATGGAGTATCTGGATTACCTGGAATCTAAGCTTGGAAAAATAACCCGAGTCAAAGCGGATTTTTCTCGTCGAATTGAGGGTAAGCGCAGGTTTATCGCTGAGAAATGGCCAGTGTCATTGGTCGAAGAATGCGGGATGTCTCCCAACGAGGCGGCAGAACGTGTAGCCAGGGCGCTGGAAATTCTGCATCCGACAGGAAATCCATTTCTCGACCTATGTATGTGGAAAGGCCGATTCCCAAGTACAAAAGCTCGATTCTGTACTTTCGACCTCAAGCATGAGCCTATTCGCACGCAGGTTGTGATTCCTGCGCTGGAGGAATATGACGAGGTAATCAGCTGGCAGGGCGTTCGCGCTCAGGAGTCCCCCGCCAGAGCTGCTTTGCCTATGTGGGAAGAAGATGCGGACAATACCCCTGGGCTGCATGTCTACCGCCCAATCCTCCACTGGACGCATGAAGATGTTTTTGCCATGGCTAAGCGTCATGGAATTAAACCTAACCCGCTATATCAGCAAGGATGTAGCCGTGTTGGATGTATGCCGTGCATTCACGCCCGGAAGTCCGAACTGGCGGAAATATTTCAGCGCTGGCCAGAAGAGATTCAACGTGTTGCTGAATGGGAAAGGATGGTCGCGGAATGTTCACGGCGTGGCAACTCTACTTTCTTTCCGTCTACACACGATCCGCGCAGAGCTGAAAAGCGTATTGAATTCATTACGGTGGAAAGTTACGGGATTGAAACTTATCGGGACTGGGCATTAACCACGCGCGGTGGTGCTCAGTTTGATTTGCTTGCTGGCGTTAACGACCGGGCTGTGTGCAGTAGCGTTTATGCAGGTGTGTGTGAATGACGGTTATACAAATACCCAGTATGAATTTGGGGCAATATCATGCCGTCGAAACTTGGCGGCGTGAAACCTTTGCGCCAGGCATCCCGAAAGATGTGACTCTGACAGAGCGGAAGCTGTGGACGGTAAACCCTACCGATCATGACTTCCGCAAGCAGTACATTCACGAAATACCCGACTGGTTAGCCGGGTATTTTGGCCAGCGCTATGAAAAGCTATTTAACACCCCTCGCGGTGGGCGTCGCCGTGCCAATACATTTTTACGCCAGACCATTGGCCAGAATGTATTGCCACGTCTGCGTAACGTCATGGCACGCTACAAGCTGCCGGGGGACGTTAACGATCTTCCGTTCGGCAAAGCGCTGCAACGTTTGCCCGCTCTTGACCGATTTGAAATCAAAAAGCTGGCCACAAGGGTTTCCATGTGGCTGGCTGAGTCGTTTTACACATTCACCGACACCGAAATTGAGGGGGCAACTAAAGACGCTGCGGAAATGCACCGACGTACTTTGCTGAGCTACGAACACCTTTGCGAGCTATCCCTGATGCTGGGTAACAAGCCACCATATTGGGCAGAGTATCAGGCTAATGAAGATGAGCTGGATACACGCAAAGCCGAATCTGGTTTGCTGCGAATGATGGCTCCAGAATGGTGGTATGGCCGACTGAAACGTATGCGTGATGTTCAGCGTGAACATCTGGCCATTGCCGTGGGGCAAGTGCAAAAAGCAGCCAGTGCATACGTTTCGCGTGGTGCACTGGGTGAGTGGCTGGAGCAGAAGAAGCGCAATGCGGAGTTTTTTAAAAAGTTCGACCTGATTAACGATATGGGAGAACGGATCGCGCTGGCCGATATGGTCTATAAAAGCGTGTCTAACCCTGCAATCCGCCGTTCTGAATTAATGACAAGAATGCGCGGATTTGAAGACCTGGCCAATGAACAGCAGCTGGCCGGAGAGTTCTACACCATCACGGCTCCCTCCCGTTATCACGCTGTACACAGCAAGGGCGGTTTTGTGTCTCAGTGGAACGGTAGCAACCCCCGCGACACGCAGAAGTATTTATGTGGAGTCTGGGCAAAGGCTCGTGCAGCACTTTCCCGCGCCGGTATTCATGTATTTGGTTTTAGGGTAGTAGAGCCGCATCATGACGGCACCCCGCACTGGCATATGTTGCTGTTCATGCGTCCACAGGATGTGGATGCTGTACGCGATATCCTTTGTTATCACTCCCGTGTAGCAGACTCTGAAGAACTGCAATCCCTCCACGCGCTAAAGGCGCGTTTTCACGTTGAGCCTATTGATCCCGCGAAAGGTTCAGCCACTGGCTATATCGCTAAATACATTTCTAAAAATATCGACGGTTACGCGCTCGATGGAGAAAAAGACGGTGAAACAGGTGAGAGCTTGCGGGATATGGCTAAGGCCGTTTCTGCCTGGGCATCCCGTTGGCGTATTCGTCAGTTTCAGCAAATAGGCGGCGCACCGGTTACGGTGTGGCGTGAGCTGCGTCGTCTTGGTGATCAGCGGTTAGCCGATCATCGAATGGATGCCGTGCTGGCCGCAGCTGATGTTGGATGCTGGGCGTCATACACGCAAGCACAGGGCGGGGCTTTAGTTTCGCGTAAAGATTTGGTTGTTCGTCTCGCTTATGAAATTACAGAGCAGGGTAATGAATACGCGGAAGATATTCAGCGTGTTCAGGGCATCTATTCACCGTTGATCCCTGATTCAGAAATCGTCACACGTCTGGTTAAGTGGGAGAAGGTGCCGAAGTTGGCCGAAGCGTCAGCGGAGGCTGGTTTTTCTGGCGGCAACGCCGCCCCTTGGAGTTCTGTCAATAACTGTACGGAGGGAACCCGGAGGCGGTTAACACTGGAGTTAAATCGAAGGGGTTTTGAGGCCACCGATAGTGAATTGGCCATCCTAATCCGAGGGAGTGGGCTGGCGCTTGGTTGTGGTAACTCACTTGTTTACAGAAACGGGAGATTAAACGAGAGGAAAAATGAACCGTTGAATGAGCAGTGGCCTGGTTGGTCGTAGTCATGAAGGGTTTTTAAAGTTTTACTCAGTTCAAAGAAAGCAGAAAAAATTGTTTTTCAATAATTTATCGCTATATACTGTATGCGCATACAGTGCTTTTAAAGATGGAGGCAAGATGGATTTGTTAGATCAGTCAGCGGTATTGGAACGAATTGAACTACTGGCGAAATTCGCATGCGTTGACGATAGTAGCTCCAGGGATCGCCAGGTTGCATTAATTTGGATTGGTGAAATGGCTGAGGAAATAAGGCTGGGGGTTGTTTCAAAAATGAATAAGCCACCGGTTAGAGGTGGCTTTGAATCATGCGGCGGGGGCGGTTTTCAGTAAGTCGAACGCCATCTGACGTTGTTCCGGTGACATTGTGCTGAGTAGTTTTTGTACCAGAATATCGCCGGTTTTAGCGCTTGGGCTGAGTGTGTGCGAAAAAGTCAGATTCATAACAAAAGTATGCCCACACTCCACGTCAGCACAGGCGCAGTAAATATCTGCTATCTGGCGGTGTTTGCGGTTCGTTTTGCGAATAACAGCTTTAGAGCCGCACTCCGGACATTCTATTTTTAAGACACGCATATTCCATGCTCCAGCTGTTAAAACATGCCTGGATTTTAGCCTGTTTCGCCTCATGCTGCACCCTTATCCGTTGTTTCTGTTGCAAATATCAGGTGCAAATGTGCCGGGACTTCCGGGTCATTATTAATAGCTGCCATCATGCGGCGTTGAACCGGCAGAACTTCATCTTTTCGGTAGGTATTTCGCGCTTTCTCCGGGTCGCCCAGTCCCGCCGTGTTTTGCGGAACGATGCCCGCAAGCCCTGCCGGGAAGCGGTGCGCGTTCAGAACGTCCTGAGCGCTGATATTCTTAATGTTGGCAAACTCATCCTTTGCAGAAATATCCCCCATCTGAATAAATTTAACCCCTTCCGGGTCACCGTTCGGGATGTTTACCAGAATGGTGGAGAAATTACCGATCCCCTTGCTGTCCGCCAGATTGCGTTCAATTTCTTCCTCCATTTCATCCGTCATGCTCGGATCACGGGTATAGAGAATACCGCCAGTGTGCGCCCCGTTGTGGTAGTAGCGACGGCGGAAAATAACGGCTTCACTGTTTAACAGGGCTGAGTGAATCCCACCGATATAATCCGGCAGTCCGTAGATGTGCTGCTGTGGGTCATACATCTTAATAAAAATGATATCATCCGGGCTGTACACCAGTGGTTCACCATCCTGCAGAACAACAAATTCCCCTGTTTTACGCACCCGCATGTAAAGCCCTGGCAGCGGTACAAGAGAAGCTACATCACCCCAACCGTTACGCACTTTCAGAATGGCTACATCACCGAAGGTCAGAAAATCAAAGATACCGGCTTCCAGATCGTCATGACTCAACCCGCCATGCTGATAGCCTGAAGTAATCATATTCTTGCGGGCATGGATTATGCCGCCATGCTGGCCATTGAGGTTAATCAGTTGTGCCAGCGCCAGCCGGTCAATCGGTAAGGTGTAATGATCTGCGGCGCTGTCGTACCAGATATCATGGTAATCGGTGCCGGTGGTCAAAACGGGTTCGGGTTTACCGAAACGTAAGACGCTCATTTTTTTAGCGGGCTGGTTTTTGTCGATACGCTTTGCGGTACGTTTGTTGTGTTTTTTCATGCTGCTTTCTTCAGCCTCCAGCGGGACTGTGGTTTATTTTCGTAGTTAAGTGGTTCGTTGTGCAGGGCGTGAGTGATTGCCCAGAATGCTTCTGCGTGACCGGTTTCAGGGCTACGGTCAGCAACGAAGGTCATGGCATTACCGCTTTGCGTGGTGGTGTGCCTGATGGCCATAAAACTGGCCGGGATTTCCTTAAGGTCTTTATCCCATTCGATGCGCTGACTGCCGACCACATCGGCAGCTTTCAAAACCAGCTGATTTTTCGTATTGCGGTCATAACGAATGGCCACAGCCACACGCAGGGCAAAGTGCTGGATGTTGTCGAAAACACCCTGGCCAATACCGGTGACATCCACACCCAGATAAGTGAAGTTGTATTGTTCAAACAGTTTTTTAATCTGTTTGGCTTGCCAGCGGAAGTTCATCCCCTGCCAGTTAAAAATGCGCAGCACCCTGAACTTCTCGCCGTCGTGCTGGGGTGGTGCAACGATGACAAAGCAGGACAAATCGCCTGAACGTGCCGGGTCAAACCCTCCCCACACAGGCCGGTTTCCAAAGGGGCGCGCTTTGCCGGGTTTGTGGTCTTGCCACAATTCCACATCCACGCCGCAGGCTTCCAGATCGGCGAAGCTGAAAACTGAATCCTTGCTGTCCACAAACACGCACATATAGAGCATGTTGAACGTGTCGATGTTGTAGCGGTTGCGCAGTTTGTCGATGCTGGCCAGATTGAAACCACCTGCAATGGCATCTTCCATCGTAATGACGTAACGCCACTGGCCATCCGGGCATAAACGGCCACCGTCGCGCAGCTCGTCAAAGTCCGGGAATTTAATCGCATTACGTTTCTTGCTTCCCTGTTTCCATTCCTCGCCTGTCCAGAATGGATAGCCCTGGTGCGTTTTTGCTGAAGGGGTGGAAAAGTAGGTGGTGCGCCATTTGTCATGGGTGGCCATGGCGCTGGCCACTTCGTTAAGGCGGGCAAAGTTTGGTACCCAAAAATATTCGTCGCAGTACAAATGGCCGCTGTAGGACTGAGCGGTATTTTTGTTAGTCGATAAGAAACGCAACTCCGCGCCGTTTGATAAACGGATAGGGTTGCCGGTCAGCGTTACGCCAAAATACTGCTCTGCAATGTTGACGATATAAGAACGGAACACCTCCGCCTGGGCGCGGGATGCGGAAAGGAATATTTGCGGATCGCCGGTCAGCACGGCATTTTCAAATGCCTCAAAAGCAAAGTACCAGGTTGCCCCAATCTGACGACTTTTGAGGATGTTTCTCACCTGTCGGGCAAGATTCAGGCGCAGGTGTTTCTGGTACCCGAAAAGATGTTCATCTGCCCAGGCGTCAAAATCTTCTTTTGTCAGTCCGTCGATATCGTTTTTGCGGTACTTGCGCTTTTTCGGCTGGTCGTCTTGTTCTCCACGCACAGCAGCTGCACCACTGCCTTTTTCCCTCGCCAGCATTTCTTTGTGTTTGTTGGACTGAGCACGTAATTTTGTGGCGTGGGCAATCAGCAAATCCATTTCTTTTAAATCAAGGTCGCTTTTTCCGTCACGCCCGGCAAGCAGCTGGTAACGGCGTTCAATGGCTTCCTCGGTACTTTCATGGCTGAGTAAATCCGCCCAGTGATATTTTTCCGCCCAGTAGTAAATGATCCGCACATTCGGCAGATTTAAATCAGCGGCGATTTCTTTTGGTGTGCTTCTGCGTAAATAGAGAGCACGCGCAACGCCTTTAAGTTCTTCAGAGTATTTAGCCATAGCCTTTATTATGCCCGCGTCAGTTATTTATATTTACGGGCGTAATTCGTACTTATTCGATAAAGGCGTTATATCCGAACTGAGAAGAATTAATGCGGATGCGTGCCGGAAGTAATTCCGCAATAATTCATTTGCTGGAACACAACAAGCAATCAGGAAAATAAATGTCGCAATTACGCACTGACTGGCTTTGTGTTGCTACCGAAGGGGATACAGTAGATGGCAGGGTATTAGAACGGCAGTGGTTAATTGATGCTGCCCAATTATATGACGCCGCATTATATGGGGCGCTTATCTGGCCTGAACATTGTAAAGATTACGGCAATTTTGGCGAAGTCCTTACGGCTATGTTTCAGGAAGGGGATGACGGACTGGTCAGGCTTTACGTTCAGCTCAGCCCTAATGTTTATCTGCTGGAGGCCAACCGTAACGGACAGATGATTTTCTTTTCTGTTGAGCTTACGCCAAGTGGAAACTGGCGTGGAACGGGGCGGCATTATCTTGAAGGGCTGGCGGTCACCGATACACCGGCCAGCGTGGGAACAACACGACTGCGCTTTAACAGACGCAAAAACGTTAAACCCGGCTATTACGGATGCACCATTACCCGTACCGGAAAAATCACACAGGAAACGGAAATGAAAAAAGACTGGCAGAGCTGGTTTGGTATTCAACCAAAAAAATTCGCTGAAGAAGAAACAGAAGAAGTTCCGGGCGAAGAAGATAAATTGCAGGTATTGGCCAATGCGGTCAATGAAATTGAATCACGCCTTTCAGCAATTGAAACAAAAATGGCAGATGTGGAAGGTGATGTGGAAACCATTACCGGAGTCGTGGATACCGAAGATTTTGCAAAGCTGCGTGATAACGTCGGAACTATTGTAGCTAACTTTGGCAAGCTGGATAAAAAAGTTACTGAAATTCCGGCGCGTAAATTCGGTAATAAAGACAACTCCGGTAAAAGTAAAAAATTTAAGTTTCTCTGATTAAGTCTCAGCCTGAAATTTATTTGAATCTGATTAATCTATTTCGCGTTAACGCGAGGGGAATTTATGCAACTTAATCACCGTGCGCTGGAATATATTGATGCTTACTCTGCTGGTCTGGCAGGGCATTACGGCGTCAATAACCCATCCCGCGCATTTAAACTGACTGACCCGCAGGAAACATCATTGCGTGGTGCGCTGTTAGAGTCGGTTGAATTTCTGAGTCTGATTACCTGTGCAGATGTAGACCAGTTGAGTGGCCAGGTTGTTTCCGTTGGGGCATCTCAGCTTCACACCGGGCGTAATGCTGACGGGCGTTTTATTCGTCGTGTTGGCGTGGACGGCAATGATTACAAGCTGGTCGAAACAGATTCCTGTGCCGCGCTGCGCTGGGATCTGCTGTCTATCTGGGCTAACGCGGGCAGTGAAGAAGAGTTTTTCCAGCTGGTACAGGCATTTTCTAATCAGGCGTTTGCGCTGGATATGCTACGCATTGGCTTTAACGGGACAACAGTAGAGCCAACCACTGACCCGGTGAAAAACCCGAACGGGGAAGATGTGAATATTGGCTGGCATGCCCGTATGAAAACCTTCAACGACGGCAAGCAGATTATTACCGATGCCATCACCCTGGACGATGCCGGTGATTATCACTCTCTGGATGCAATGGCATCTGACCTTATCAACAGCAAAATCCCACAGCAATTCCGCAATGACCCGCGTCTGGTGGTGCTGGTTGGTGCCGATCTGGTGGCTGCTGAGCAATACCGGCTTTACCAAGCCGCAGACCGACCAACGGAAAAAATCGCCGCGCAAATGCTGGGAAATACCATCGCAGGGCGTCCGGCAATCGTGCCGCCATTTATGCCCGGTAAACGCATGGTGGTTACGCCACTGAGCAATCTGCATATCTACACCCAGCGCAATACCCGCCAGCGTAAAGCGGAGTTTGTTGAAGATCGTAAGCAGTACGAAAACAAATATCTGCGCAATGAAGGTTATGCGGTTGAAGTGCCGGAGGTGTATGCCGCTATCGACGAAGCGGCGGTGACCATCGGCAAGATCACGGAACCGACAGAGGGCTGATAAATGTCACTTTCACCCGCCCAACGCCATAACCGGCGTGTTGAGATGGAGCAACAACTGAAGCGGCAACAGTCCGTAGCCAGTGCTGACAGTCTGCATGTGCAGGTCAGAGCGCTCAATGAAGATGTGCAGCGGGCAACGAATCAGCCAACGACGGCAGACCGTATCACCTTTAAACGTGATGTGCTCCTACCACGCTGGCTTCCGACTGCGGAGGATTATCTGAAGGGGGGCAATGTTCACGCCAATCCGATTTTAGCCTGGTGCATTGTGTGGCTGTTTGATGTGGGTGAGTTTGACCAGGCGCTGGAATGGGCTGATATCGCCATTGAACAGCAGCAACCCACGCCGGAGGCATTCCGCAGTAATTTCCCCACCTTTGTGGCGGATACGATGCTGGACTGGGCGACGGGTACCGCTGAGGCGGGTGAAAGTGTGGAACCGTATTTTTCACGCACCTTTGAAAATGTTGCCACTAAATGGCGTTTGCATGAGGAGGTGACCGCCAAATGGTTCAAGTTTGCCGGTTTGCAGCTTTTACGTGACGACAGCGGGCGACCTGTGGCCACCGCGGTGGGTGATGTGGAAACACTTCAGAAAGCAGATGCCCTGCTGGCCAGTGCAGAAGGGTTCTATAAAAAAGTGGGCGTAGGTACCGTGCGCAAAACCATTGCCGCCCGACTTCGTGCACTGAGCAAAGAATAAAAACGACTACCGACAGCCGGGTGGGCGCGGCGGAGGGCAAAACGCATAAGCGTAATGCGCCGTGGATGCCGGTCAGCCCACCTTTTCGGGGGATAAATGTTTAGCGGAACACCGATAGATTTTCAGGATGAACCGCTGGAGAACAACGGATTCTGGCCAGACCTGAATTTAAAGGACTTTCAAAGCCAGCGCACCATCCCTGCGGATATTGATGCAGACACTATCGCCCAGGCATTGATTGTTGCCGTGGCGGAAGTGAATGCGGAGCTGGAAAGTGTGGAGAGTCAGCAACGGGCGAAAGGCTATGAATCAGCGGCAGTAGTACCCGGCGTAAAAATGTCAGGGCTTAACGCATTATGTGCTCAGTACACCAAAGCGGTATTTGCCAGGGCAAAAGCTGATCTGCTGGGCGAGTTTGCCACTATTGGACAGCGTGAAACCCATCCAGGGCAGGAAAGCATGGAAACCCGCGCCGGACTGCTGGCAGAAGCCTCAGTGGTTATCCGGCGCATGAAAGGGCTTAAACGGGCAACGGTGAAAATGGTATGAGCCAGACGCAGCTTGAATCACTGACAGCATTTTTTAAGGACAACGTGCCAGCACGGGCAATGGCGGAATTTTCCAGCGTCGTGGATGAGATGCAGTTTATTCCGGCTGCCAAAGATTTAGGGCTGGAACAGTATCGCCAGGCGGTTATTCGTTATGACGCGCTACTGAGCTGGCAGCGCTTCCCGTTCCGTCTTTGCCCGCCGCAGTTGCTGATGTCGTTGCTGGCGGCGTGGCTGGATGATGCTGACCGGGCGTTGCTGGACGAAATCGGGTTAACCGATGCCGAGCCGGACTGGGATGTTTCGGTGGAGTCGGAAGAAACGGCCACCATTGTTTTGACCGTGCCAATGGCCGAAGAACTGGTGATTAAACCTGATGCAAAAGGCGCAATTCCATGGAACGGAAAACGCTGGTCACTGGTTGAGCCTGAAATCTGGACAGCGATAACCGCTCAGATCTACGGCGTGGATGAAACCGGTGCGCCGGTAGGGGCTGACTAATGTTTGCGGGCGGGGAGCTGAACAAAAAGCAACTGGCCACACTGCGTGAAACGTTGGCTGGTCTGGATTTGCCACCGAAGAAGCGCCAGCGTCTGATCTGGCGTCTGGCTAAATACGGGTTAATTGCTGCCGCAAAGCGCAATGTCCGAAACCAGCAAAGTCCGGATGGCCAGGCATGGGCTGCTCGTAGCACTGGGCGCAAAGGGAAGATGCTGCGCAACCTGCCAAAGCTGCTTCATATCCGCGAGATGCCAGAAATTCAGGCCGTGCGGGTGTATTTGCAGGGCGGAGGGTACCGCAACGGTGAAAAACCGGTACCGGCTGGCACGGTGGGGTACTCACAGCAGAACGGTATGCGGGTGCGGGTGAGTCGCAGCGAGAAACCCGCGAGCGTTCAGACAGGGCGGATGGCCACATTAAAACAGGCCAAAAAGCTCCGCGCTCTGGGTTATCAGGTACGCAAGGGCAAGCGGATGAAAAAGCCCACGTACCGGCAGCTGATGGACACCTTGCCATACAGTCAGGCCGGGTTATTGATCAGAAAGCTAAGCGGGAAGGTGGTGAAAACAAGCTGGACAGTTGACCTTCCGGCGCGTGAGTTCCTCGGTATGAGTGACGACGATTTTAATAAAGCGTTAGCGCGACAGCTTCAGGCCATCGGCTTTGGCTGGGACGTCAACGCACAGGACATAAGGGGTGGGGCATGACCTGGCCAAATGTGACAGTAAACCAGATTAACCAGCTGCTGGGCGAAACCAATGAAGTGGAACGCACGGTGTTGTTTATCGGGACGGGTACCGTGAATGTGGGCAAAACGCTGGCCGTGAATGCCCAGAGTGATTTTGATGCACTGCTGGGTGAGGATGAAAGCCCGTTAAAAAGTGATGTGCTTGCAGCCCTGGCAAACGCTGGCCAGAACTGGTGGGGTTTTGTGCATGTGCTGGCGGCTGAAAGTTCGCCCGATGCGTGGGTGGATGTGGTGCTGGCTGCACAGCTTTCCTGTTCGGTAGAAGGGGTGGTGTTGTCAGATGATATCACCGCAAAGACCACCATTAATCAGGCCGTCACGCTTCGGGCAAATCTTATCGCCCGCTTTGGACGCTGGGTGTGGTTCATCCTTGCGGTTCAGGGAATGCAGGATGAAGAAGGCCAGGCGGGTTATCTGACACGTTTGTCCACGCTTCAGGATGGCATTGCTGAAAAGGCGGTGCAGTTGGTACCGCGCTTGTGGGGTAACGAAGCGGGAGTACTGGCCGGACGCTTGTGCAGTCGTGCCGTCACCATTGCAGACAGCCCGGCGCGGGTGAAAACCGGGGCGCTTATCAGTATGGGTAGCGACGAAACACCACAGGATGGGATGAACGTGCCGCTCACGCTGGCAACGCTTCAGGCTCTGGAAGCGCAGCGCTTTAGCGTCCCGATGTGGTACCCGGATTATGACGGTTTGTACTGGTCAGATGGGCGCACACTGGATTTGGAAGGGGGGGACTATCAGAGCATTGAAACGCTGCGTATTGCAGATAAAGCCGCCCGCCGCGTCCGTCTGCTGGCTATTGCGCACATTGCAGACCGTTCGCTGAACAGTTTGCCTTCCAGTATTGCCGCGCATGAGCAGCTGTTTGCAAAACCGCTGCGTGAAATGTCAGTGAGTTCGGCCATTAACGGTGTGACGTTCCCTGGAGAGGTGAAGTCTCCGCAGGATGGGGATGTGTCGATTGTCTGGAAAAGCAAAAAGGCGGTGGAGATTTACATTGTGGTTCGCACCTATGAAGTGCCGTTGCAAATCACTATCAGCCTGTTACTGGATGCCAGCCTGGAGGCGAGCGCATGACAAAACGAATTTCGGGTATGTCGTTTGATACCCATATGGGTGGTCAGCTGATCCACGTTGAGAAAATCAGTCTGGATATCACGGATAACAGCGCCGCTGCGCAGACACGCGGCGTGCCGGATGGCCATGTTGATGGCGACGTGGCCGCTGAAGGGGAGATTGAGCTGAGCACGAAAGCGTTGGCCATTGTCACTGGTCTGGCCCGTCGTGCCGGTTCATGGCGCGGTGTTGAGCCACAGGATTTTCTTTTCTATGCCAAAGCGGGCAATGAAGAAATGAAGGTGGAGGCGTTCGGCTGCAAACTGCAACTCAATAACATTCTGGATGTTGATCCGAAGGGCGGCAGCATTACCACGCACAAAATCAAATACTTCGTGACCAGTCCGGAGTTCGTAAAAATCAACGGCATTCCGTATCTGGAAGCGGAAGCTACGGCAAACCTGATCGGGTAAGGGCGTCAGATGCAGGAGCACGAAAAAAGTCTTTATACCCTGATTGTGATCGGTGCGGTGATTGCCATCGGGAAGGTACTGGCCAGTAATGAACCTATCACGCTGCGTCTGTTTGTCGGGCGAATGATTCTGGGATCGGCGGTATCGCTGGCGGCGGGTGGATTACTGATTCAGTTCCCCGATATTTCTCCGGTTGCCATTAATGGTGTAGGAGCTGCGTTGGGCATTGCCGGTTATCAGGCGGTTGAAATGTGGTTGCGTCGTCGTGCAGCCGGGAAAAGTAACGGGAGCGAAACACAATGACACTGAGTGAAAAGCAGCAGCTGTTTGCTGTGAAAATTGCACAGCTGATTTTATGGGCTGAAGAACGTGGTTTGCGTCTGACATTTGGTGAGGCTTACCGCACACCGGAACAGGCATCGCTGAATGCGAAGAAGGGCAGCGGCATTTCAAACAGTCTGCACACCCAGCGTCTGGCAGTGGATTTTAATCTGTTTGTTAATGGGCAGTACAAGACCCGCACAGAAGATTATCTGCCGCTGGGTGAATACTGGGAATCTCTTGGGGGAAGCTGGGGCGGGCGTTTTAAAACCAACCCGGACGGCAATCACTTCAGCCTGGAACATAACGGGGTACGCTGATGAGTCGCGCCACAGTATTGGCCGTAGCCGCGCTTGTGGTGGTGTTTCTGGCGGGCTGGAAAGTCGCCATCTGGCAGCGTGACAGTGTTGAGCTGGTTATTGAAAAAAGTGTCACCGCTACCGGCAAAAAACTGGAGGATGCCGCCAGCCAGTCAGCAAGGGAACTGGAAGGAAAGCTGGATGAAATTCGTAATGCTCCACCACGGGAAATCCGTACCGAGCTGGTTAAACCGGTTTTTACTAATGTGTGTCTGTCTGGTGAGTTTGTCAGCATGTACAACGACACCGCCGCCAAAATCGAACGTGCGTTATCAGGAAAACCTGAAAACAAAATGCCCCGTACAACTACCCCGCCTGAAGGGCAATCAGGGAAATAGTGCAGCTGATTTGTTAATTGTTTATTTAGATATTTATGGCCAGTGTGCCGCACGGCATAACCAGCTGGTTGATGAAATTAATTTAAGAGAGAGTTTATTAAATGGAAAATATTAAATTATCTGTTGCTGGTACTGATATTTGTTTTGAGCCTAATCAGTCCGCGTACAATAAATTTATTAACGAAATGGCCATGGATAACAAAGTTGCCCCTGCGCACAATTATCTGATGCGGATTGTTACGGCAGAAACCAAAGAAGGACTGACAGAAGTATTAACCCGTCCGGGTGCTGCTATTCAGTTAGCCGGTAAGGTAAATGAAATTTATGCACCTGAACTGGAAATTGAAGTAAAAAACTAACGGCGCGGGTTCGCGCAATTGATAACAACGCCCTTGAACAATATTTAATTCTACGTCGTCATTATTTACCCCGAGGGGAAGATAACAAGGATGATATTGCCGCTGCCGTCTGGCTGGATAATCGTTTCTGGGAATATATGCGTGTCGCCATTGCCAACGGTATTGGCACAGCATTTAAAGGCGCTGAATGAAACAGCTTGAATTTACATTAAGCCTTATCGACAAACTGACCCGCCCGCTAAAACAAGCACAAGGCAGTGTGACAGGTTTTGCTGATGCCTCAAAAGAAGCCTTTACCCGGATAGGTGGTGGCGCGCTGGCATTGTGGGGCGTTGGCCAGACGGTGAAAGGAGCGCTGTCTCCGGCGATTGAAATGTATGACGCGCTGAGTGAGGCGTCAGCGCGGGGCATAGATAACACAGCATTAGAATCTGTACAGCGTGACGCGCTGCGATTCAGTACCACTTATGGTGCCAGTGCCGTGGAGTTCGTTAATTCAACCAAAGACATCAACGCCTCTATTACGGGACTGAGTCGTGATGAGTTGCCAAAGGTCACAACAGTCGCCAACACACTGGCGTTTGCGATGAAATCCACCGCAGCAGAAGCCAGTGAGTTTATGGGGCAAATGTTTGGCAACTTCAGGCGTGAAGCCGATGCACTGGGCAAAGTCCCTTTTGCTGAGCAACTCGCCGGGAAAATGGCTTATATGCGCCAGACGTTTGGCACGGAAATGGCCACTATCAAAGACCTGATGGAAGGTGCGCGTGGTGTGGGTTCTAACTACGATATTGGGCTGGATGAGCAGTTGGCCGTGTTGGGGCAGCTACAACGCACACTGGGAACAGAAGCCAGCAGCGCCTACGAAGGCTTTATGACCGGCGCGATTGATGGCGCTAAAAAGCTGGGGCTGTCTTTTACCGACTCCACCGGGAAAATGCTGTCCATGCCTGAAATGCTGATCAAGCTTCAGGGCAAATATGGCAAAAGCCTGGAAGGGAACCTGAAGGCACAGGCGGAGCTGGATGAAGCCTTTGGTGACAGTTCTGCGGTGGTCAAACAGCTGTATGGCAACGTGGGATTGCTTCAGCGCAATATCACCGAACTGGGCGGCTCGGATGGGCTGAAGCGTACACAGGAAATGGCTGCAAAAATGGTCAAGCCCTGGGATCGCTTTGTGGAAATCCTGAAAGCCATTCAGACCGTTATTGGTCTGACGCTGATCCCGGTTTTGTATCCACTGCTAAACCGTCTGGCGGATATGGGGCAGACCTTTGCCCGCTGGATGCAGATGTTTCCCAACATTGCCCGCGTGGTGGGCTATGCCACGTTGGCGCTGCTGGGATTTGCCGCAGTAGGGGCGACAGCCAATATCGTAATGGGTATTTCTTCTTTCATCATGATGGGGCTGACGGGCATCTGGAAAGCCCTGGTAACCGTTGTTAAGTCTTACACACTGGTTATCTGGCTGGCACAAAAAGCAATGATTGCCTGGAATGTTGTGCTGAAAACGCTGCACGGTGTCCTACTTGCCGTGCGCATGGCAGCCATGCTTGCGGGTATCAGTATCAATCTGCTGAGCTGGCCGGTACTGCTGATTATCGGAGCGATTGCGGCGCTGGTCGTCGGTTGCTATTTACTGGTGAAACACTGGGATGCTGTCAAAGCGGCGGTAATGGATACCGCAGTTTTTAAAGGTGCTGCCGGTGTGGTGCAGTGGCTTGCCGGAGTGTTTGCTTCTGCCTGGCAATTTATCACTGATGGCTGGAACAGTTTTATTAAGGTGCTGACAGGCTTTTCCCCTTCTGGCGCGCTGGCTGGAATGGCCACGGGGATCGTCACCCTGTTTGATAACGTCTGGGAGACTATTAAAAGTGGCTTTCTTAAATCATGGAACTGGATTGTAGATAAGCTGAATAACATTCCAGGGGTGGATATTTCGCTGGCAGGAAATAACACCGTGGAGCAGGTGGCCAGCAGACCGTTGCCCGAAGGTATCCCGGCTTTACCTGTTAATGGTGTTGTAGATAAATTGGGCGTGCAAAATACGCCTATCCCGGAAATTAATCTGGGTGGGGTTCCACCTCCTGTAATAAATAACAAAATATCAGGTGCGCCAGTGCCTGTTATTAACAACACGGTCTTACCTTCGCCCACTCCGCCAGTCGTTATGCAAAATACATTATCGACGGGTGACAAAATTAAAAATATTGATAAGGGTGGCATAAGTAAAACCATAAACAGCAACAGCCGTTCAGTGACTGATAACAGCAAGAAAATCGACACGGTAAATATTTACCCGAAAGAAACATTAACGCCAGGGCAATTAATGGAATGGCAGGAGCTGAATGGATGAGTGAAGTTTTTTATATAGACCTGCTGATTCAGAATGATGATTTTTTACTGAACACCGGGCAGGAGCCAGAACTGTGCAATAACCGACAAAGTATTGGGCAGGATATCGTTCACGCGATATTAGAAAGCGGGCTTGCTACAGAATTAATTGCCGAACGCAGCCCGACTTTACGCGCAGATATTTTCACCCGCCTGGAATTACTGGTGGAAGGGGATGAACGTATTGTGCCGGGTACCGTGACGGTTTCAGAAGAAAGTCGATCACGCCTTTGGATAACAGCCGATACAGAAGAATTTGGCGTCATTACGGCGGGAGTGCAGCTATGACGGAAAAGCCGCTGATTGATTTTGAAGAAGTGGTGAAAGAAAGCGGGATGCCCACGACGGAAGAAGAAGTGCGCACCCGATTTAACGCCATCGTCAAAGCAGAAGGGCTGATCACCAATACATCCAGGATGTCACCGTTCTGGCGGCTTATTACGGCCATTGTTACCGCTCCGGTGATGTGGCTGAAAGATGCCCTTGTTTCCACTGTGCTGGCCAATATGTTTGTTGCCACAGCCAGTGGCCAGATGCTGAGACTGCTGGCGTGGGCGGTGAATCTGACGGCTAAACCCGCAAGTGCCGCCGAAGGGGTAATACGTTTTTTTAAAGAAGATACCAGGGCTGTGGTCACGGTGAACGCCGGGACACTGATCCAGACAGAGCGGATTAACGGCATAGTCTACGAACTGGTCACCGTGTCAGATATCACAATTCCGGCAGGAAAAGCGGATGCCCTGCTGCCCGTTAAAGCTACCGGTACCGGTGGAGCATACAACCTTGCGCCGGGGTATTACCGTATTTTGCCGGTTGCGGTGACGGGGATTAGCCATGTGGCCAGCGAAGAAGACTGGCTGACCGTGCCGGGAGCCGATGAAGAAAGTGACGACGAATTACGCGAGCGCTGCCGTAATCAGTTCAATCTGGTGGGTAACTACCACACTGATGCGGTTTACCGCTCCATGATTGCCGGCGTTGTCGGGCTGAGCGTCGAGCGTATTTTCTTTTTGCATGACGCACCGCGTGGACCAGGTACGGCCAATGCTTATTTGCTGCTGGATAGTGGGGTGACGTCAGAACCGTTTATTGAAGCCGTAAATAACTACATCAACACGCAAGGTCACCATGGCCACGGGGATGATATGCAATGCTTTTCAATGCCAGAAACCCGCCACACTCTTGCCGTGGACGTGTTTGTGATGAATCCGGACAACATGACGGACGAAGAACAGGCAACGTTGGTGGCTGGCGTGGAAAATCTGATCCGCTGTGCCTTCAGGGAAAACAGCAATTTCAACGTGAAAAAGACGTGGCCGTACTCGCGCTTTTCCGTTTCGAATCTGGGGCGTGAGGTGCACCGCCATTTTGCGATTATCGATTCCCTGAAATTTTCACTGGGCGATATCGTCAGTGAGCTGAATGTACCCCGCCTGGATGCGCTGACAGTGAGCCTGAAACATGAATGATTTTATGAAAAAAATGGCATCGCTGGCACTGCCTTTCTGGATGAACAAAGGCGAGCCGGGGAAATTACTGAAGGCCGCGCAGGTGTTCTGGCTTCAGGCTTACGGGTGGATCACGTGGCCGCTAAAGCAGTTTGATCCGCTGACCTGTTCAGAATCGTTGCTCAACCTGATTGCTTATGATCGCGATATCACCCGCTTTAATGGCGAGCCGTTAACGTTGTTCAGAAAGCGTGTGGCCTATGCGTTTATTAACGCCAGTGATGCCGGGAGTGTTGCCGGTTTTATCAGTATTTTCCAGCGGCTGGGGATTGGTTATGTGGAGCTGCTGGAACGTCAGGAGGGTATCGACTGGGATGTGATAACCGTCAGGGTAACGGATAGTCAGCTGTCAGACAGCCCGGAACTGATGCTGGAGATTATCCGCCAGTACGGACGTACCTGCCGCCGATATCGCTTTGAAGTCATCACAACCAGCGACTTGTTTATCCGTGCAGGTTGGTTTGACGGGGAATACATCTGCTATCCGGCAAGCCTTCAGGCTACCGGCACTTATAACGACAGCGCCACTTATGGCGCGAAACTGGAGAATTAACCATGTCACAGACCGCCATCACCCTGGCATTTGAACGATGGAAAGCGCAGCAGGGTGCTAACAGCAAGCCGGTTATCCTGGATGAATTTGTGCTGGCCAATGTGCCAGACCTTGATCCCACTGCGGACATTGACCGCAACGAAACACAGCCACCGGCTGGCCAGATTGTGCATCGTCAGGCGGTAGGTATGACTGGCGTAGTGAATGAAAACGCGGTGGTTTATTCGGTAACGCTGGGTAGTGATGTGGGCGACTTTTCATTTAACTGGATTGGTCTTACTAACAAAGCAACCGGCACACTGGCGATGGTCATCCATGCGCCACTCCAGACCAAATATAAAAATGCGTCTGGGCAGCAGGGTAACGTACTGACGCGTTCATTCCTGATGGAATACAACGGTGCAGCGACGGAAACGCAGATCACCACACCGGCAGAGACCTGGCAGATTGATTTCACCGCACGTCTGGCGGGCATTGATGAGCGTCAGCGTCTGGATAACATTGATATTTATGGCCAGGGTGCATTTCTTGGAGATGGTTTTCTGGTCGCTAAAACCGGAAATCAGTATTTTGTGACTCAGGGCGTGGGATACATCGGTGGATTACGCGCAAGCCTTGCGGCAAACAGCAATATCACGGTAACAACCAAACCCATTAAGGTCTGGGCAGATGTGAGCTATCACGGCACGTTAACCAGTGCTTTCCAGACGGATATCAAGCTAACACTGGCCACGGCACTGGATAACTACACCCAGGCAGGGATCGCGCATTATGTCTTTGCGTTGGCCAGTATTGACGCCAACGGTGTGATTACTGATTTACGCCCAAAAGGCAGTCTGGGCGAGCAGCAGGGAAGCCGTGATTATCTGCGCAAAGATAAAAACTTGTCTGATGTGAATGATGTTCCATCCGCGCGCAAAAGTCTGGGGTTGAAAGGGGCAGCGGTGCTGGATGTGGGTGCCACAGCAGGTACGGTGGCGGCTGGCGATGATTCACGCATTGTTAATGCCCTACAGAAAGGTAACAACCTTTCAGAAATCGTGAATAAGGAACAGGCACGCAGCAATCTTGAACTTAAATCTGCGGCTTTGCGTGACGTTCAGGCATCACGCGATGATGCCACTCCTGGCCGTGTCCTGATAAATGGCGGGACATTTGTCGTTGGTGCCAGCCAGGTTGGGTTGCATGTTGGTAATGCTGATTTTCAGTTTGGGGGTGGCGGGATTTTTACTGCCCCGGACAGTATCAAGGCTGTTGGAGGTGCAACAGAATTAGCAGCTAACGCCATCTACGTGCGCGGAACAGGTAACAAGCATCTGTGGTTCTATTCATCAACCGGTATTGAAAGGGGATTGATTTATGCCTCAGATGATAACGTTATCCATATGCGTTCAAACTCGGGGCCATCTCTGGACGTTAATGCAATGGGAGAGGTCACGGTAAATGGTCCTCAAGTCAAAGCTCCCTATTTCCGGGCGGTGTCAAATCCCGGCGCGGGTGGTTTTGTTTATCAACTGGATTTGGGCGCGGCATTTTATCGTAATGAAGGTTCTCAAAGAAATGAGGACAATACTTATTTTCCGCTATGTAAAGGCCGTGTTGTTTTAGACGGTGGTTTCCCTGTCGCTTACTCTTTTGGTTACGTCACAGCTGGCTGGGCTGCATTTGGTTCCTTGTGTATTCAGGCAAAAACAGATGCTCCTGATAAAGACAGGCTCTGGATGTTTTCTGTTGATTCTGGAAATTTCGTATGTCCTGGCGATGTGGTAACGAACAATCTTCGTGCCAGTACTGCTGTGTTTGCAGGAAATGCCACTTACGGTTCTGACGGGAATATTCATGGAGCAATATGGGGCGGATATTTAAGCACATGGCTAAATGGCCAATTATCTGTCCGTGATACTGCAATTGGCAATGTGGACTATGCGGTAAGAAATTGGGCAAATACCGATCTGCGAAATGACATCTATAACTGGGTTCGAGCCTATTTCATTCAAAGTATAAGATTTGGGGCATCCGGAGAATATCAGGAGCGTAGTAACAATGAACGTGTAGGTGGTGGCGTTATGACCTCATTTGCAGATCGGGGAAGTTCAAATTACTGGGTACGTATTCGCCCTCTGCAATATCTCATTAACGGAACATGGGTTACGGCTGCATATTCGTAAGGACAACGAAAATGAAAACAATGAAGAATTTCACCTCATCGGTTAAACAACTGGATGATATAGCCATTTTAATTTTTACAGATGAGGATGGTAATGACTGGTACGAGGCACAAAAGGAATTTTCGGAAACCAGCCTGAAATTTATGTTTGATAATGAAGGCAATATTATTGCCGCTTCATGGGATGCCTCCATGCTGGCGCCAGACAACTTATCGGTTTCTGAAATCAAAAAAACCAGCGTCCCGGCAACGTTTTTTGATGCAGGTACACGCTGGGTATTTAATGGTAAAAAAATCATTCCATTCAGCTATTCGCAGGAAGAACTACAGCAGCAGGCAGAGGACGAACGCGCCCGGCTAATCAGTGAAGCGAAAGAAAACATTGTTGTCGGACAGACAAAATTAGCGCTGGGCAGAACATTAACCAATGAGCAGCTAAACAAGCTGAATACCTGGCTTGATTACATTGATCTGCTGGAGGCCGTAGATATTTCAACGGCACCTGATGTTGAGTGGCCGGAGGTACCGGGTCATGTGGCGTGAAGCAAAGGTGGCTTTTTCAGATTCACTGGCCACGCTTAATTGTTCAATCGTACCGGCTCACCCTTGGATTTATGGACTGGGGCAACAAACTGAAAACGGCGCATATTTAAGCCCTGTCAATGCTGTCTCTTATCTGTCTGACAAGCTGGCCGGATTAGGGGGAAACGCTGATGTGGTGATTTTCCTTGTGACGGGTTTAACCCATAACAGCTTCATGGCCAGCCTTACTGCACTGACGTCAGTTTTTCCCGCGCCGGTTTTTACTCAGGTTAGCCGTCTGGCGAAATCTGCCGCTGAGCTGGCCACGGTCAGAATGCAGCTACCCGCTAAAAGCACAGGGGGATTGCCAGCAGCCATACCACTATCAGTACCAACATCCCGCGCCGCGTTGAATGCCATGGCTATGGCCGAAGCACAAAAGGCAGTCAGCGCAGGTTCCAGTATTGACCGTATGAAAGGCCAGCTGACGGAATTTGTCAGTAAGCATGTGGCACTGGTTAGCGATGCTGCCAGCGGGTTGGTCGACCTTCAGGGCAAAAGCGCCCGCGCATGGGTATTTACGGCCAGCGGAGATATGGCAACAACGGTCACGCAGCTGCTTAACGGCATCCCTCAACAATCAGCTGTGTTCAGCGCCGCCATGATGCTGGTTGGCGATAATCTCGATGGTGTAAAAGGAATGATCCATGAACTCGACTCCGACACTGGCGCTTAATGGCGAAGCTATCCCGCTGCAAAATATGCGCGTGACAATCAGCATGCAGTTTCAGGATAAAGACCAGTCCGGGCAGACGAGTGCCACGACCAAATCAGAGCAGGGGATCAAAGGCAAAGAGCTGCGCGTGGTGGGAGAAATACCGTTTAAAAAGCCGGAGATACTCAAGCGCATATTTGAGCTGGCCAGCGCCCGTAATAGTGCAGGAAAGCTGCAAACCTACCGTGTCGCGCATGATGTCGCCCGTGCTGTTAATCTCCGGGAAGCCACATTTACCGGGACTTTGGACGCTCCGCAAAATGACGGGAAAATGTCATGGCTGGTGACGTTCACATTAACCGAACATATCAGCGTCCAGGAAAAACGTGAAGCACGCGCCAGTGCCAAAACGTCAGCGAAAAAGCAGGGGGTAGCTGGCGGAAGTGCGGCTGGTCAGTCTGCCGGGGAAGATACTGAGAAACTGACGTGGTTTGAAAGCAAGGTGCTTAAACCCGTCAATGATGCGCTGGGGTAATTGATGAAACCGATTAAACGTCTTTACCTTTCAACGGATGAAGTTCATCTGGCTGATGTGAATCTGGTTCTGGAGTTGAACAGCTGTGGCCGTGGTTTTATTACGGCCAAAACCGATACGGATTACACCGGGAAAGTGGTACGTGTGGATGTGGGGTATACCGATCTGCTTTTACGCTGGTTCACGGGGTATGTGGAGCGCTCGCAACCTGCTGAAAATGGTTATCAGCGCTTGTTTGTGCGGGAGCTGGTTGGGGTATTCGAACGCAACTGGCCATGCTCGTTTCAGCATCCGACATTACGGGGTGTGGCCAGCTGGCTGACAGAACACAGCGGGCTGACCATCACGGTACCGGATGCGGATTATAGCGATAAACCGATCCCTCATTTCACCCATAGCGGTACTGGTTACCAGTTGCTGGATAATCTGGGGCGGGCGTTTGGCATTACGGATTATATCTGGTACCCGCTGCCGGACGGGGATGTGTATGTGGGGGGGGCGGAAAAAGCCCTGTTTGCTGGCCGTCCGGTTGAGATCCCCCATGAATTTGGCCAGAACGCGGCAGGGGGAAATACAATGGCCATCCCGCTGGTACAGACTCTGCGCCCCGGTGTCGAGGTAAACGGCCAGCGACTGACCAAAGTTAATCTGCATAATGACAATATGAACATCACCTGGACGCCACGCAATAAAGCAACCGGTGCAGCATTGCAAAAAACGCCGCTGCAACGCCAGATGGAAAGCCATTTTCCTGAACTGGCTTCCGGGCTGCATTTACCAAAGTTTGCCAGGATAATGGCACCCACTGAGCATGTCACCAGTGGCAATTTTTCCGACCCATTCCGCCCGCGCTATGCGGTGGATGTGCAACTGCTTGATGCGGATGGCCAGCCGGACAAAGAGACCCCGGTTTATTCTGCTGTTCCGCTGCCGGTACCGATGGCCGGAAATGATTCAGGCATGTTTCAGTTCCCACCAGAAGGAACGTTGGTTGAAGTCGGATTTACGGGCGGGCGACCAGATAAGCCCTTTGTACGTCAGATGGTGGCGGATGGTACCAGTCTGCCGGATGTAAAACCCGGTGAGCAGCTGCAACAGCAGCGCGAAGAAGTCTCACAGCGTGTCACTCAGGCGGGGGATTGGGTGCGTAAAACTGACCAGACAATCAGTGAAACATCGATGGTGCGGGAAGTGTCTGCGGATACAGAACGCCGCCAGCTTGTCAGCCGTCAAACCATCGTTAAGGCTAACGATAAAACCACGGTACTGGGGGCGGCGCAGCTGATGGCTGGAGCTATTCAGCATGTAGCCACCGGAGATTACAGCCAGGCAGTGCAGGGCAACATGCTGGCCAGCGTGGGCGGTAATGTTGAAACGGAAATCACCGGCAGTAAAACGACCACAACCGGTAAAGACCTGATTGAGCAAATTGGGGCAATACGCCGCAGCGTGGCCGCACAGCGCCAGGAGCTGATTGCGCCGGTTGTCTGGCTGGGGAGCGAAAGTATCAACGTGGCACAACTGATGCTGGATACGCTTGATGTGGTTATGCAGCTGGCAGAACAGACCGCCGTGCATACTCACCCAAGTGTAGGTACCCCAACGAATGCCAGTTCTATATCTGATACGATTATTGACGCTAAAAAATTGAAGACTAAATATGAAAGTGGTATTGGGTAACAACAGCACATATTTCTATATGTGCTGTTTAGAATAATATATTAACTTTTTTTTGAGTGTTCAGTTCGCTTCGCTATTTCAGGGACGTTATCACTTGCTGATATCATAGTACGTACATTCGTGTTGTGGGAAAGGCGTTCCTGAAATAATTTTGCCAGTGGTACACCACTATCCTTAGATTCTTCAATCAAATCAGCGATCAAATCTCCAGATATTGTTTCTCCTTCTCCAGCAATGGCAATTGTTGACAGATGATAAATTGAATCATCTTCATTATTAGCTTTAATCATATTGTCTATAGCCATCTCCGGGTCTTGAGATATCATCTCCATTGCTGCATTCATACCCATTCCAAAATTACCAAAATCATATCCAAATTTTTCTGGAGCTGCGCGAGCCATAGTTATCGCAAAAATTTCCTCCTCTTTAAAGGGAAGGTGATAGCTATTAAAGTTAATGAACTGTTGTTGATCGATTCTCATTTGGAAGTGATAGTGGGGATAGTCTATCGCTGTACCAGCATGACCTTTAAAATCATTTTCTGAACAATCAAATGTCCATTCAATATTTTTCCATTTTATCGTGTTTGATATTACTTTACCCTTTGGTTTTTCCTCTTCCATGTCATTTATATTAATCAGTGGCTTTTCAATGTTAGCGCACCATCTTAAAAATGAAGCTATGTTTGTATAGCCATATTTTTCATATATGAGTTTAAAATCCTTAGTTTTAAACTTGCAGCGTCTTAATAACCAATGCAAACAAGGTTCATTTTTACTAAGGGTTTTAAATGGTTTATTGCAGAGATAGCAAATATCGTTTTTATAATTAATTTTAAATTCTTCTAATTGTCTTAAGTGTTCAGTTTGCTGCTTGCTATTTATATCATCTATTTCTGTATCACTTAGAGTATTAAAATTCGTTAACGCTTTTGTAATATCAATCATATATCACCTGAGTTTTTCAGAGACGCAATGTGAATTTGAATTATTATTATATGTCATGTTTAGTGGCACTTACAAAATCAAAATGCAAGCTTTAATTTTCAATTGTTGATTATAAGACTTTGATCAATAAATTTTAGCGCTAACATAAATAAGCCCATATTGTTTGAGGTTGCGTCAATGGATAAAAAATCACCTAGTGACAAAATTTGCACTACACCGCACCCGCCTGCGGGTTTTGGATCACAGAAATTTTTCAGTTTTATTTTTCTACAAAATGATTCCTTAGATAGCGCCAGCCTTGGGGTTTTGAAAGAGAACTCAAACTGA